TCTGATGCTCCACTATGCTACACGTAGGTATTGGCTGCAGGGGCGGATAGCATCGTGCCACCCTGTATGCACGTATTGCTACGTGAAGGTGCTTGCCTGTTCCCGCCACAAAAATGTGGCATTTTGCCCTCGAAATGTTAAAAATGATGCTTACTAACAAAATAATTAGTAAAATATTTGGTTACTTTCCAAAAAATTAGTACCTTTGTAGTGTTCAATTGATAAAGCAATAAAAAATGAAGAGACAAACAGACATCAAGATGAAAGTTACCTCAGAGGAAGAGGAACTTATCTTAGCAATCCGCAACTATTGCGACAGTTATCCAGACGGCTATCCCGAACTCCTCGACTATGCTCAGGACATCTTCGACAGAATGACGGATATGCCAAAGTAGAACAAAAGCTCTCCCTTCGGGGAGAGCCATTAAAAGAGAAAATTAAAACATCACGATTATGGAAGTAACAGTAAAGCAGAAACAAGAGAAGATCACTGACATGAAGCAGCGCATGCGCGATATCTATCTGTCAGTATCATGGCGTGAGATCGTACGCTCTTACTTTGAGGGCAAGTCAGTATCATGGTTCCAACAGAAAATGTATGGCATCGACGGCAATGGTGGCGTGGGAGGTTTCTCACCTGAAGAGGCAGAGCAACTGCATGGCGCACTGTGCGACCTGTCAGACCGCATCCGTCGGGCAGCCGACAACATTAAAGCCCCGGTAGCTGTTGCACCGTTCAATTGAACAAAGTCGCCACTGGGCTGTGGCGCAACTATAATGTCAGACAGTCGTGCTTTTAGCATCGATTGACTTTCATTAAAATGTAATTTAAATGAGCAAAGGGAGGCCCTGATGCGTGAGCATCGGGGCTTTTCGTGTCTCATGGTGCGCCACGACCGCGGATATGGTCGGGCTGACGTGTTCGGCAGCGACACAAGGCGGCAATTGCTACAAGTAAAAAGTCCTTACATATTCCGCTTTTTAAAGGGTGGCAATTGCCTCGGGAGCGTAGGGCGGTGGGGGCTGGTCAGCCAGCAGTGGGGCGCTCTTTTCGCGCCCCACACCCCTGAAACGCCGATAAATAGGGACTTTTATCGTCGGCGACCGTGGAATTTGTGCGAAAAACGACCCAAATTGCCACTCGCGGAGATGTCAATTCGGGGCCCAAAGCGGTAAAACGGGTTCAGTTGCCTGTCGCCCATGGGCGATTGCCTTCCGTTTTGTGTAAAAAATGAAAAAGTCTGCAGACTGTGCTTTTGTATCGGAAAAATTGTTTATCTTTGCACCCATGAAGGCGAATAATGAGGATTTGAAGTTTTTCTTCAAAGTGAAAGAAATCTTTGAGGCCAACGGTTTCGTATGGCACGAGGACGTCGAGGGCGGTTTTCTCTGGTGTGATCGCGATGACAGAACTGGTCTGGCATGGATGTTCTTTCTTTATGCTGATGCTATTACGTTTATTCTTGGTGTTAATGGGTTCCAAAGAGGAGCTATTTGCATGGATGAAGGTGCCTTTTTCCATCTTTATCAAGAAAGCGGTGGAAAAGGATCATCTGTTCTTGATATGACAAAGGATGATTTGTCTTCAATACTATCACATTACTGGGATATTGTTAGAAACAGGATAAATTCAAAGAAAGAAATATGATAAATAGTAAAACTAATCAAAAGGAATCGCTTCACGAAGCAATTGAAAAATATAATGAAGCTATTTCCGACCAGATGCAGCCCGTTATAATAGCATTTTCTAATTTTCTAAAAAAAATTATACCCAAATATTTTGGCTTATGAAAAAGGTATTATTTATTATGGCGGTAGCTCTGATGAGCACCGTTGTTAGAGCACAGAGTGATGGATTTACAGGTTCTATTGATGAATATGACCTGCAAGGAACATGGAGAGTTACAGGAATAGAAGGCTATCTCCTTCAACTTGATAAAGATCCTGAGTTCTTTAGTTTAAGTGGTAACCAGGCAGGTCGTATTTTGAAGAATGGTGAAGATTTGTTTGTCAATGGTTGGTTTATCAGTAATAATAACAAACTGCATCTGGTAATCAGTAATGGCGCTTGGCTGAATTTTGTTATTCAAGAGTATAGCAAAGATGAGGGATACATGAAGTTGAAATCATTCGATGATCATTGTGTAATGTTGTGGTCACTTCAAAACTATTCTTCAGTTCCTTCTCTCAGTGTGGATAACAAAAAAGATAGTCCAAGGTATTCTATAAACGGCATAAGAAATGATAATCCTGATGGCGTTTATATACAAAATGGAAAGAAATTCATTGCAAAATGAAAGAAAATCCTGAAATCTCTTGGAGGTTTCGGGATTTTTTCTTACCTTTGCCATCGCTAAACTCATAGAACGGTAACGTTCAAAGGACGATAAAAGACGTCCGAAACAAAATCGGGCATTTTTTATGCTCATACTTCCGAGACCTGCCAGAGGTCTCATCAGGCCATAAGAGGCTGCACCCCAGTAGATATAACGTCCTTGGACGGAGTCTATGAGTTTAGCGACAGGGACTGCAGTCTCTTTCTGTTTGTCCCTGTCCCTTGGGGAAGGCGCTCCTTGCCGTGAGGCAGGAGGGAATAAGAAAGAAGTCCGAAAGGATCCACATTCGAAAGTTGGCCCGCCTTCCTCTCCAAGGGGAGAGTGTTCTAGCCGTGAGGCAGAACTGGAATGATGAACCCCTGTCATAGTGCAGGATGTCTGAAAGCGTGGGAGCTCTCCCCTTTACAATCGATAAAACAAACCGCACAGGGCGGTTCCCTGTATAGCTAAACTCATAGCAATTATGCAAAATTCAATCCAACTCAGGCAGGCTCAGCCTACGATGCTCCAGCAGCTGGAGACACTCGTAAAGAGCATGCGGCAGAAGTTCGACCAGAAGATCTCTGATAGCGAACTCTGTCAGGTACTTGGCATCACGCCGTGGCACTTCTCTCTTCAGGGCCTTGCATATACTGCAGCCCTCTTCCTGGTTCTCTTGGTAGTATGTGGTGTGGCCGAATGGCTTGATGGGGTTAGGCTATGAATAAGATGACGCTTACCCCTGAGCTGACGGAGGCCCTTTGTGGCTTCTGTGGTGACGTGGCCACGATGGAGAATAACGTGGACCTGATTGACTGCATCGAGGAACATTACATCGATGACGAATCCGAGGAACCTGCCCGGGTTCTTGACACTCTCAAGTCGCTTCGCAACCTGAAGCGTGATATGATGAAGATATTGAAGGCAATGAAAAGAGCAGAAGGAATATGAAAGAGATGAGTGATAAGATGAAAGAGCGCGTGAAGAAATGGCTGGAGTCGCTCGATGAGGAGGAAAAGAACCAGGTGGAGCTGCTTGATGCCTACTTCACGTTCCGTACGAACATGCCTGGTGAGGATCCTGGCTTCGGCAAGGCCTCAGAGGAACCGAAGACTACGGAGGAGATCATGGATGACCTCACGCCGATGATGAATATCAGCAAGGATGTGGTGGCTGGGTATATGCGTTCCCACGAATACGGCTTTACCACTCTGTCCGATGGTTCTGTCAGGTGGGCCATCTGGCGATATCTGGACGTAACCGTTCTGACCTGATGAGATAATACATGTATAGAGCATTTTTTTTGGATGGCTGTCCCGTCGAGATGACGCGGCAGCCATTTTTCGTTGTATTTTTAGTTTTGCGTGTGTGTTCGTACCTTTGCCGAAAAGAAAAGATCGCAATGGAACAAGTCAACATATCACAGCTTAACGGTCGTAAGTTCTTCACATCGGGTATGCCTGATGTGGTCATCAGCGGTACCGACGGCACACCGCAACAGGTGACTGTCACCTGCGACGGAGTGCAGCTGCTGAGCGAGGAACTGTGGCCGGTGTCTGGAAGAATAACACTCACCGACCTCAGTGAGCTGCTGGAACCGTATGCCAGGAAGACGCTTGTAAGCAGCGTAACGATATCGGCAGATAACACATCAGCCGCGTTCTCCGTGCTCTATGCCATGGTGGACGTGGGCATCACCGCAGAAGAGTTCTACACAGATTACTTCCTCTCCATCCTGATGGGAACGAAAGTGACGGCCAGAGGCAGACGTGAACTGCTGTGGTATTATGGCAGTGACAACGCAACTGTCACAGCCAGGTATTCAGACGGCACCACGGCAGCCTTTACGCCTGCGGTCGTTGGTGGTACCACTGCCTATACATGCATCGATGTCAGCCCCGGCAACTTCGTGACAGCACAGAAGCATCTGGTGGCCTACACTGTCTCGGCTGGCAACAGAAGCCAGTACTTCGAGATGGATCTGCAGGAGCCGGACTGTGCACCGATATTGGAGTTCTACAACTCCTTCGGCGTCTGGGAATACATCTACTGCACAGGCACGCATAGGGTGGCACCTGAATACAAACGCTCAGCAGCACGCATCAGTGGCAAATTCAGGAACTATAAAATTGAGGAAACCCGCACCTTCAAGGCTGATACGGGCATCCTGAATACGGCAATGGCCAACTGGGCAGATGAACTGTTCCGTGCCGATGAGGTGTATGTGGTCAATGTTGTCAACGGCCAAGTGGTTAGCCGCGACGGAGGCAAGGAGGTTACAATTACCGAGTCAAAGTCGGAAAACAGCAACGATGACGACTACATGCCACGCTTCACATTCTCGTACCAGTATGCGCAGCGCATCCATAACGTGCTGCAGATGGACCGCGTCGGACGTATTTTCGACAACACGTTTGACCATACCTTCAACTAAGATGAAAGAGGCCTTACATATTAACGAGGTGCTGAAGCGGCTGGATAAGGCAGGCGAAGAACGCAAGAAAGTCAACGTCAGAGCATGGAAAAAGGACGGCAACGAGGTTGACTACATCGGATGGCTTCCACTTACCGGCCACTGGCGGGGTGGCATCCATCGCCTTATGAATCCTGAAAATGGAGAAATAAGAGCCGTCATTGACGTGCTGATTTATGAGTTTAACGGACATACAGTATATCTATGAACGAAGAGAGCAAACAAGATCTGGTGCCAATAGGGCACCGTCCAGGGTGGACACGCTACGGTGTGGCACCTGCAGGCGTGGTAGACATCGCTGAAGAGGGCAGTCCTGCCACCAAGTATCAGGAAAGCCGCGTCATCGTCCAGGGCTTCGATGAGAAACTGACAACCAACCCCATCACAGTAGGTGGTGTCAACTATGAATATGTCCCGTATGGGGATGATGACCAGTTGCCATTCGAGGTGATGGAACGTATCGGTGAGAACATGGTGACATCACAGTGTCAGCTGTTCAATGTGCAGGCCTGCTACGGCCAAGGCGTGCGCTTCATAGACCGTGACACGCGCGAGGATACTCAGGATGCCGCCATACGCGACTTCTGTCTCAGAAATTCGCTGCACGAAATGTTCCTGGAGCAAGCTACGGACATGAAGTTCTTCTTTACTACTATTACGAAGATCATCCTATGCCGTGACCACAGCAAGATTGTGAAGGTACGCCATAAGGAGATGTGCTACTGCCGCTTTGCCCGTCTGGCAGGTAAGAAACGCTTCGAATATGTATTGTATGGTGACTGGCGAGAGAGCGCTCCAGACCCAAACAACATCGAGGTGCTGCCATTGCTCGACTTCTGCGACCCCTTGGGTGACCTGATGGTACGCATGGGCAAAGAGAACGATCCCATGACAGGTGAGAAGCGCAAGGCACCGAAGGACGGTAAGGACTGCGAGTTTGCCATTGTATGCCGCATGGCCACACCTGGCCGTCAGGTTTATTCCAGACCCTACTATTTCTCGGCTTTCCGCGACTCGTGGTTTGATATCTATGAGCTGATAGGCATCGGCAAGCGGTTCATGATCCAGAATACATCAGCACCACGTTTGCAGATTGAGGTGCATGATGACTATTGGGACATTGTCTGTGACAATGATGGCATCACAGATGAAGCTGAACGCAAGACACGTATCAAAGAGGAAAAGCAGCGTATCATCGACTTTGTCTGCGGTCCGAAGAATGCAGGCAAGGCGCTCATCAGCGGCTACTATGTTGATCCCACAGGTAAGGAGCACCCCATGGTTCGCGTCATCAACCTGAACCAGGGAAAGAAAGAGGGCGGCGACTGGGCCGACGATATGCAGGAGGCAGCCAACACACTGTGCTTTGCTTTCGGTGTACATCCTAATTTAATTGGAGCCACACCAGGAAAGAGCCAGATGAACAATTCGGGCTCAGATAAGCGCGAGCTGTTCACCATGAAGCAGGCTCTTGAAAAGCCGTTCCACGACGTGATGATGAAGCCCTACCATGTAGTGTTGCACTACAATGGGTGGAGCGAGAAGGTGACTGTCGACGTACCTATGCTGATGCTCACCACCCTCGATGAGAATAAGGATGCAGAGAAGGTAACAACAAATAGCAATGACAATGGAAATAACCAAGAGTGACTTTGAGGCGATACTGAGTGTTGCGACCTCTGCACATGTAGAGGTATATGAGAAGGTGGAGCCGCATTTTACGGCTTCATATGATGAATGCAAGGCTGACGTTCTCGGAGATGTGGGAACGTCAGCCGTTGAGGGAGGGAATAATGAAAAGCTGACTGCGGCCGTGAAGCAATGGGTGGCTATCCATGCATTCATTGCCGTGTTCCGCCAGCTCGACCTGGTACTGACTCCAACCGGCTTCGGCGTGGTCAGCTCCAATCAGATGGCGCCTGCCTCCAAGCAGCGTGTGGACGCCCTGATAGGTCATCTTCGTGACAGTGCGCTGCGGGCACATGGTGAACTCATCTTCCGTCTGTGTCACGTAGAAGGATGGGGCGCAACAGACCAGGCTAAAGAGAATATCGATACGTTATTCTATGACTTCAGGATGCTGCAGAAGTTGCAAGGCCCTGCGGCTTCGCATCTGGAATGGCAGGCTGCTCAGCGTCTCATCGGCGAGGCTGACGAAGCGCTACGCCTGAAACTGAGCAACCAGTATATGGATCAACTTCTGAATGCAGTACGATGTGGCACGGTGACTGCCGATGACAAACCTGTCATCTTCCAGTGCAAGCACATCATCAACCTCTGGATTGCCGGTGACCAGGAGGCCGTCAAGCTGAAGATGCGCCGACTGTTGAACATGCTCGATGCAGATCTGGCAAAATATACCATCTATAGAGATTACGGATACCCAGTAAACCATCATGAGAATTTCAAGAACACTCCGGACGCACCGGCCTACATTTTCGGCTGATGGCTCGATAGACCTCTATGCGCCCACTTCGTGGCGCAAGATGACTCAGACACAGCTTCGCTATGTTCTGATGCTACTGTCGATGTGGGAGAGTCTGGAACGCGTGAAGACGTATATGCTCGTGCGTTTCGCCGGTATCCATATCAAAGGCTATGCGCAGCGCGTGACACGTGATCAACCGCAAAGCTACAGCTGCTGGTTCCGACCTGCATGGTTGAAGCCCCGCTGCTGGTTCACACTGGAAGCCTGGCAGGTGCAGAGTTTCATCCTGCAATTCGACTTCATCGATCCGTTCGACGGCATGGATGTGCGGCTGGAGCGCATTCACGGCTGTCGGGCGGTCGACGATATCCTGGACCATTATCCTTTCGGCGACTACCTCATGGCAGAACAGTACTACCAGCTGGCCGTCAGCAGCAGGAAGCCGGAGATGATAGAGAAGCTGGCATGCTTCCTTTACGTCAAGACAAAGCGCCACGGTTTCCTGTGGCTGAGAAAGAAAGATGTGCATCCCAAGCGACTGTCACTCTCACCCGCTGAGCAGATGGGCACGCTGCGCTGGTTTGCCCATGTAAAGAGCGAGTTTGCAGAACGCTGGCCGTACTTTTTCAGAAAGGTGGATGCAGATATCGAGGAGATGGACATCGACCTGATGGGCGCCATGGACGCACAAATTCGCGCACTGACAGAGGGTGATATCACCAAGGAAGAAACCATCAAGGCCTTGCCCTGCTGGCGTGCGCTGACTGAGCTTAACGAAAAGGCCCGCGAGGCCAAGGAGTTTCACGAAAAATACGATAAGAAATGATATTCGACGCACTTCACTACTTTGAGACGCTGGCACAGCAGAATATCCTGTGCCGCAACAACGGCTTCAAGCCTGTCTTCTGCTCAGGCCCCGACAGCATCGAGGGCGTGATGCAGCAGTTCCAGAAGACGGCCAACTTCATAATGATCGATGACACCACCGACCAGAACCTGTACTCGGAAGGTGTCTCGTACTTCAAGCGCCGTGTCTATACGGTCTTCGTCCTGGCATCCTACAAGTGGGATGACATGAAAGACCGAGAAGATAAGCTGAACCTCTGCAGGAAGATATTCCAGCAGTTCGTGCGCCGCATGATATGGGACAGGGCAAGGCATGAGAATGAGGATGATGACATCACTTTCCTCAATGTCGAGAAGATATATTCCAAGGAGTTCGGACGCTATACCATGAATGGTGTTACCGGTCTCTACTTCATGGTAGAGAACGATGAGCCGGAATCGATGGACTATGAGGATGAACAGCAGCTGGAGAGTGAATGGATAACGGAAGAGGAGGATGACTGATGGGAACATCGTATGAACGGCTTGGTGGGCGTGTCTCTAACCATGGACGTCGTGGGCATTACTTCAACGAGAAGGAAATGCATGAGTACGAGCGTGGCTGGTCGAAGATGATGGTGGATATCTGGAGAGAGAAGCTCCAGCAGCTGAACATCACCGACTCTGGCGCCCTGCAGAACTCCGTGGAGGAACTGGTGACAACGGGTCAGGTGACCACCATCGAACACAAGTTCCTGCAGTACGGTCTGTTCGTGGCCGCTGGTGTCGGCAAGGGCTTCGCTCATGGCAATGGTGGCGATCTGCTCTTCATGGGTGACAAGTACCGTGAGGGCAAGCATGCCTATGAGTCGCGCCAGGTGGGTGCCGGACTGTCTGCAGGTCACATGAAGAGTCCCAAGTTCGAGGAGGTGACAGTCAAACGTGGACCCAATGCAGGAAAACGTGCAGCCCTTACCTCCGGAGAGAAGCGTATGCCCCGTGACTGGTTCTTCAAGAAATACTACTATTCCATCCGTCGTCTGAACCTGAAGGAGTCTGCCTTCTATGGCCGTGCATACCAGGGCCTGATGTCCACGTTCCTCGATGAGTTGTTTACAGGCACCATCCGGAGCAACCGCTTCTAGGTATTTTTATTTCCATAGGGAAAAAAATAAATTTGCAGAAAAATCACTGAAATGGCAGAGAGCAAGGAACAATTAAGGACTAGGTTCGAGACCATCCGTGACGAAAACCGGACGGCAGCGAATACAGCGGAGAGGATAGGTAACGCTTTCCTCGCCATATTGCCATATCTTGGCGAATTCCTCAGGAAAGACCAGCCTGAGACGCTGGAGTACCTATTGACCCTCCTGAATGGTGCCGTCATCGGCAACAGTCGCCAGATAACCCTCAATCCCGATGGCAGCATCACCTGCGGCAGCATCTACGTGGAGGGAAGTGCCATCTTCGAGGAACTTGTTATTAACAAACAGTCCGTCAACGAAGGTGACCAGGTGTTCTCTAACAGAGGTATCGTTGAGATAGTTGACCAGACTTCTTCTAACCAGTTTCGTCTTACTTTCCGCAAGGAGTATGAAAACGACAGGATCTCATTCAAAGAGAATGACTGTTTGAAATGTAAGATCAATAACCTCGATACCGAAGGCACGGACTTCACAAGCTGGTTCCGTGTTCTTTCGGTTGACTACGAGAATAACACCGCAGATGTCATCCTCTATCCTGACAACGAGGTTCCGGGTGGTCACAACTATGCGCCCATCGAGGGGGCTGTAGTGGCAAGATGGGGTAATCCCGTTGAGACTGACAGGCAGCAGATGTTCTATCTGAGTTCCACAGACGGCATCTTCGCCTTCCTGCAGGGTGTCACAAAGCCTATCATTAATGATGAAGGCAGCAATGTGACCGCCTATATAGGACTTCCCAATGACATTCCAGCAATCCAGAAGCTCATTCGGGATGGTATGCTGCAGCGCAACAAACCTATCCTGTATGCAAAGACGGCCGTAGTAGAAAACCTGATAACCGTAAAGCACGATGGTTCACCTGACTATATCCAGCGCGAATGGGACTCGTGGGATAATGAAAAACAATATATCATGGGCTTTGACAGTACCGAAGAGCGGTATGTCCAGGATAACTGTTGGCATGGTGGTTCCCTTTGGCGCTGTATCGTACCTCAGGCACGCATTGGGGTGGAACCGTCGCTGACGAATACTGACTGGGCCTGCATACGTAGCGGCGGCCTGGTGCTCGATATAGAATCAACAGAAGGTGACTGGTATAATGGTGATAAGAATTTCACCACTATCTTAGTGGCAATGTTGGTACATGGCGACCTTATCATAGCAGATGAATATATAGAGTCGGTTGTGTGGACCCGTGAGTCGGGTGATGCTGCAGCCGACGAAGCATGGAACATCAACCAGGCCAAGACGGAACAGACACTGAACCTGACTGTTACCTATGACTTGGATCATCCTGAACTCTCAGACATACCCGTAGGCATGCCATACGGCAGCAAATGCGGTTTCCGTTGCACGGTAAGCGGCGATTTTTCAAATATTCCAATCACTAATATATACGATATCACATGAAACTCAGACAAAAAGGTGGTCATCTCATACACATGCCTCTCGACACGCTTTTCACGATGTCGGAGCTTTTCGGCTCACTGCTGCAGAAATATGACGCGGTGACTGGGGAGTATATCGATGACCGTACATTAACACCGTTCACGCTGAAACCCAACTTTTCGCTGAGCGACAAAGAGGGTGTAATGGCAGGTGACCACACCAGCGAGTTGGTAAACTGCATCTGGACTGTTTCTGCCAGGGTTAATAATGCCGCTCCCGTAAGAGGTACGCACTACACTATCAACGAACAGACACATGCACTGACTCTAAATTTCAACCTCGATCCGGACACTGCAGGTTACGTCCGCTTTACGGCAGACTATATAGACCATAGAAGAGGGGACGTGCTGAAGGTACACTGGGAAAAGCAGTTGTCTTGTGTCTCTGCTACAGACTGGAAGGTGACTCTGAGAACAGAGTGGCAGATGCGTACCGACCTCATTCCATGGAAAGACCGTGGAATATTCGGAATCCCGGTACAGTTACGCAACGGCTCAGAAAACATCCCCGATGCAAAGGCCGTATATCAGTGGGAGATTTATGAGGTGGTGAACAATGTCGGCAGTTGGCGAAGCGTCAACAGGCAAAGGGATATCTGGTGCCGTGGCGGAGAGCAGACAAAACAGATCTCCATCGAGCAGAAATATGTGCAGCGCATATTGATACGCTGCAAGGCATGGCCGGTCGGCCAGACCTCCGACCTGCAGATACAGGCGTTTCTCCTGCGCCGGTTCTACGGGTTATATGATGATGACCTTGATATTCTCGAAGGTGCATACATCTTCCCAGAGACTAGCCGGGCCGTGGCAGAAGCTTACGTCATCAACCGTAGCGGTGGCCGTATTGCCAACCCACAACAGTACTTCGACATTGAGATTCTCTATAGTCGCGGTGATGGCAACTGGTGGCATGTCGCACATGGTACTCGCGGCGAGGTTCCACGCACGATGTTCCCCGTCGATGGTACGATGAAACACCTCTTCGCAGAACTGACTCGTGAACTGACAGCGCTGCTGCCTTTCACGCTCGACGGTGCATACCTCACTCTGGATGGTGCAATCCTGACAGGACAACATCCTATTATCGAAAGAGACTTTGAAGAATAAGCATATGAAGAGTAAGTACTTTATCATCCCCAAGGAGATAGCGGATGAACTGGGTCTCAGTGAATACCGCTACGGTAACGGTTCTGACGGCTATCTGGTCAACACAGGTGACCTTGCCGTATATGGCGTTGAAAGAGCCATTCAGAACGGAGCGAGAGAGATCACGGCCACTGAGGCCACGGAGTTTGCAAACCATAATAAGTAAAAGATATGAGTCAGAGTTTAAGCAGAATCAGAAACCTCTACAAATACGAGGACGGTGATCAGATAGAGGCACGCATGGGCGTGCAGATTGATGCAGGCTACGGCCTGACACAGTACTGGGACGAACAGCAGGTGCGCGTCGTGAATACTGACTTCACTCAGCATTCTCCTGTCCTTTACCCATATCCATACAGTTCCAAGCGCGGCCAGTATGTCGTACCGGCCACACAAGGTCAACAGTGGTACTATAACAATCCGGAGTCAGAGACTGCAGGTATCCTGGATGAAAGCGGCAATGTCAAGTCGGCATACGCCTCTCTCTTTGAGAAGACTACTATCACAGTCGGTGGCGCGACATATCCGGCACTCAGGATTAAAGGAAACCTGTGTAGTGCCAATGATCTCAGCGATAAGCACATCTACTATAAGAGCGTGTATAACGGTAAGCCGTTCACATGCTCCCAGCTTATCCCCGTACAGACCACCGTAGGCGATGCGAAGGAGATACTTATTTCTATCACTACTGCTGATGGTAGCGGCAGCACGGCATTGACGAATACCAATGGATGGATCCAGCTGACAGCAGCACTCCAGCGTGCAGGCAGCACCATTGCCGGGGCAACCTACCAGTGGCAGAAGCTCGTTAACGGTGCATGGGTGAACGTCACCAACAACCCGACAGTCATAGAGGTTAGCAATGCCACACCGCATATCATAAAGGTGTATGCTAACGGTGTGGACAGTGAGGACATCTTCCGCGTGGCTGTCACTCATGAGGGCGTTACAAGCTATAAGACCCAGCAGCTGACGGATACATCGGATATCTTCTACATCTTTGAGGGATGTAGCCAGGCTGGCGATGCCGTCGAGGAGGGCGTGAATGTTTCATTCAATCCAGTAGTGTACGACCGACGTACTAACGTGCCGGACACGGCTAACACATGGTCATTCTCCTTCCTCCTGCTGAACCTGATTACAGGTGCACAGGTTGGGAACCCTTCTACGACCGTGCCTTTTGTTGTACAGTACAGCACACTACAGGCTGAACAAGGTGTATCAGTAGTAATTTCTGCAACTAACGAATGAGGATAAACCGCGTCAAGAATCTGATTCCTGCTCCAAATGACGGTGAAAAACTGTATTTGGTAGTTACTCCCTTACAGCTCGGGCTTGATAAGAACTCGGACTGGAAGGGAGGGGTTAATACTGTTACCGTAGAGGTATGGCGACAGAAGGGCAAAGACGATCCCACACAATCAAACATGGGGTCCTATACTGTCATTGTCTATAAGAACGGTACTTCAACTGTCAAGGTCACGAAGTCAAACACGGCAAGTTTTACCTTCCAGGCCTCCAAGTCGGACACGTCCTATGAGATTGTTCTGAAGGTAAACAGCAAGAATGCAGATTCTAAGACCGTCACGATAAGTGCAGACGGTACAGAAGGACGCAGTATCGCTCTTACACTAACGCGAAACAATCTCTATACAGACGCGCAGTGGGCTTCCTATGGTGCCATCGGCCATAGTGAAAGTTACATAAAGAGAGACGGAGATACAGACCTTACAACTTGCCGTGTAGGTGATTATTTCGTCGTATCTGGTACATCATCAGATACTGGAAGTCATCATACAATTACTTATAAGTGTACTGCTGTAACGGCAAATAATATAACTGGAACAAGTATCAGTTATACAAAAGACGGTGATAAAGGCACAGGAATCTCATCTACAACATGGTATTACCTGGCTACGACAATGGCAACAGGTGTGACCCGTAGTACTTCCGGATGGACAACAAGCTACCAACAGGGAACACCTGAACTACCTTATGTCTGGAGGTATGGGGACACCCTCCTGACAAATGGGACACATCAGTACACTTCATGTGAACTGATATTCTCATACTCTGCAGGCGCCAACCCCAACCTGCTCGAACAGACGAACTTCTCATCTCTTCAGGCTCTGGACAAATGGACTACGAGAAACAGTCTCGTTCCATTACAGAGTATAAGCGTAAGTGCAGAGACATATGCGAAGATAGAAACAGGCATTCAGGCACATAACGCCTACTATGACCGTACAACTAAGACTACTGCTCAGATTCAGTATAAAGAAGTACTGCAACAGTGCCTGTGGAATACAACCGGGACAATCAGGAAACTGGAGCCTAGCACGTGGTATACGTTGTCGTTCTGGGCAAAGGGCGTTAATGTTGCCACGTTCATCTATCCCAGCGTGTTTGAAAATACGGTCATCAGCTATAAAGACGGGGTTATGCAGAACGCCAACACATTGGGTGCAGATGCATACATCCTCTGGAGTCTGAACAACACCTGGAAGCGACACACGTTCACTTTCAAGACCAAGAGCACTATTGGAAGTGCAAACCAAAATCTGCTGTTCCGCCTTTACCCAAAGGCTAGTTCCAGCACATTAAATGACGTGTACTTATGTATGCCAAAGCTGGAAGTGGGTATGCAGGCCACAAGCTACATATCCAATGAGGAAAGTACTCATTTCGGACAGCCGAGAAATAGAAGGTGGGCTATAAACACTCAGTATCAGGCCGGCAAGGTGGATGAGCAATACGACGACACCGTCCTCTTTGGAGAAACGGGGTTCTTCCATTGTATCAAGTCTCATATATCAACTCTTGACAATGCTCCGAATGGGAAAAACGGTAGCATTTACTGGGAGGCAACATCTAAGGTCGCTGTTTTGGCAACAGATATTTTCTTTGCAGAAAAAGCCCTTATCAACAACCTCATAGCCACCCTGATACAGACCGGCTATAGCGGCAATCCGCACATCGAGGCTGAGGGCTCTGAGTTCAAGATATTCGGCAAGGGGCAATACCCTGCCATCTATCTGGCCGTCAATAGTGATAACAAGGCCGTGCTCAGGTTCCAGAACGAGAACACGGGCGAGTTCCTGTATGACCTAGGGCCTGATGGCATCATGAAGGAGTTCTCGGAGGTGGCCGACTCATATACACCGATGAAACTGAAGAAGCTGACAAATGTCACGAGAGTATCGGAACTTCTCAATATTACAGACAGTGCCTGCACGACATACTACAGGTTCAACGAGGGTTACAAGCAGATAGGTTCAGGTAACAACGTGACGAAACAGTACCATGTTTCTGGCGGATCATCGCCATCTGCCAAGAACGCTCAGTTCTTTACATCACAGAACTATAACGGCACTGCAATCGCCAACGGCTGGTATGTCAAGCCTAACAACGGCAACTATATGATGACAGCGGCTAATGCAATTGGCGACACAAGCATTTATGTCGTATGGATCTATCAGTTCTCCAGTGGAAAGCTTGTGTCGTCTGTACCTGTTTACTTCATATACACAGATTCGCAGCATGCTAACCATAGTGTAGGTTGTGACGAAAACGGCAATGAGCTGAGCACATCGACATACACATATCTATATTCTTATGCACAATCACAATTAACTCCATAAAATGATTGAACTATGCCACAAGACGTTAGTTTAAAAGAAATGAAGACGGTGGAAGCTCTTCAGAGCATCACCGACAACACGCAGATCCTCGGCTACGACGGAACTGCAAACAAGTACGGATTAATCTCCGTAGGTAAGATTAATCGGACGCAGTGGTGCGGTTGCCGCTGGCGCAAGGATTCACAGACGACAGTCGGCGAGCCGTGCGGATCGTTGCCGAAGATCGAGAAAATGGCTGAGCTCTTCGGACTCGGCGGCTACCTGGTACGCAACGACCACTCCAGACGTAAGCTGTCACCGTCGACTCATAACGAGTTCGCGGACGGCGGTAGCGCTCTGCTGGACGGCAGCATGGGACACTACCAGTGGGGTAGCGGTTGCACGATCTATTATGCTTTCTGGGAGGATGAGACATACCTGTACGAGGCTGTGGACACGAAACCAATCCCCGGGCAGCTGAACTACAAGATTCCCATCTTCAGCCGTTCATGTGCCGGCTATGCCACCATCGACCGCACGAACAACATTCTGGTCAGCTATCTCAACAATGCTGCTCAATATCGTGGCGGTAACAATGATGCCTCCCTCGACTCGCTGTTCAACTCGCAGTTGGGCAAGCCCGCTACGAATATTGCGGTACCGACAGCTGCCACCTATGCCCGCAGAAACGGTACTCTGTGGTTCGCCAATGAGCGCGTGGTATTTGCTATCACTGCCATCCTGAAGCGAATCTATTTCCACAACCGCAGCATTCAGGCCGCATACAATGCCACCCTTACAGCTGACGGCCTGCACCAGGGCGGTACCGGCGACGGTTGCGGACAGCCTACCGACTGGAATAACGCCTGGCACTACTACCCATACATTCCTCTGAATGCTGGCGTAGCAAACGGTGACATGACGGGAACGTTCTCAGTCAACATCAACGACAACGGCACAACAAAGGCCATCAGCGGCATCCCATCATTCCTCGGCCTAAAGAATGACTACAAGTACCTGGGATGCATCGAGGAGGATACCCTTCTGGTTTGCAACAGCGACAAGTCGCAGGGTGTATATATTGAGAATAACATCGACGGACATACCTTCGACGTGACGACAGTCAACGGAAAAATGTTCGTCGGTACCACGCCTGTGTATAATGCAGCAGGATGGAATGGCATCAAAAAGCTCAACCTGTCGAACCTCTGCAATTTCCCGCTTGAAGTCGGAACAACCGCATCGACGGGCTATGGCGACAGCTATTACAATCCTGCCGTTACAAGCGGTCTTCGCGGTGCTTCTCGTTTCGGCCTTGCGTACTATGGCGACACTGCCGGCTCGGTGTGCCTCTTTGGCAGCTATGGCCCCTCGTATGCCTTTGCGTACTGCGGCGTGGCCCTCTGTGAATTCAAGGAAGCATTCAGCACGGAGCCTGCGATGGCTGCGTAGGAAACAGGCGCTTCTGAGAAAAACAAAGGACACAGGGCGCGGTAGCGCCCCTCCGCTCCGTCAAGGAGCGGAGCGATTTTTGAAAAGATAAAAAAATATTAAATTCGCTCTTTGACATGTTGTAATATAGTAGAAAAAGTGTACCTTTGCAGTGCTTTTTAAGCAGGTAGAACCCTCACGCGCGGTCTTCGCGGTGCTTATCGTTTCGGCAATGCGAACAATGGCGACAATGCCGGCTCGGTGTACCTCAATGGCAACAATGACCCCTCGAATGCCAATGCGAACTACGGCGTGGCCCTCAATAGATCTTTCACTAAGAGGGTGAGCCTTCCCTAATGGGAGAACATTGCTTAGATGACGGCGAGGCCCGTAGGATTATGCCGAGCGCCATACCCGTCGGAACGATCTAACAGACGTTCCACCAGACCCCACATTCAGGTAATCACTCAAGACCCCGACTATGCGACGCATCAAGGACAGTCGGGAGAATGAGACGGAGCAGAACGCAAGGGATGCTTTCGACAACTATGCGGACGGCAAGCATAAGCGGGCCGATATCCGCATGTACGAAGCTGAACTTGATGAGAATGTCCGTCTGGTACTCGCCGACATCATCAATGAGACATTTGAGCCGCAAGGCTACAAGGAGGCTCATATATTTGACAAAAAGCACAGGAAGCTGGCTAAGGCTCCCATCCGCGACCACCACACGGAGGCCGCTGCCATACTACCATACGAACAGGCGGTGTATGACTACATCTCCTGGAGAGCACCGGCAGTAAGGCCTGGACTGGGAACGCATGCCTTTTTCCGCTTCGTCAGGAATGAACTGTACCGATATCCACAGCTGGATGTCGGGTACTACATCGCCCTTGACATCCATCATTATTTCCCGATGATGGATCATTCCATCCTCAAACAGAAAATTGCGAATAAGTTCAAGAAAGGGAAGCTGCGTAACTTTATATATAAGGTGATAGACAGTTACCTGCAGGGTGCTCCACTTGGTATCAAGATTGCACAGCTCTTCGGCATGCTTGATCTGGCAGACTTCGACCGTAAGGCAGAAAGATTCTTCGGCATCGCCGATGATCCTGAGCGTATGGCCTACTGGACCAGTCGCTATATCAGCGAGAAGATCTTGACAGCAAAGACGCCTGAGGAGGAAGAAATGATAGGGAGAGGGAGCCAGTTCCTGGCAGAGCGGTTCCAAAGGTTCGCCCGTGAAGGGCTGCAGCACTATTTCCGCTTCGTGGATAACTTTCTAGTAATGCACGAAGACAAGACCTTCCTCAGAATCGTCAGGGACTTGATGATTATGCATCTGACACGGGACTACCTCTTCGTCCTTAATACCGACTACAACGTGAGGCCTACATGGATGGGCATCCGCATCTGCGGATATACCTTCTACCATGATCACGTTGAAGCGGCAAAGCGCAACAAGCAGAATCTCGCACGGAGAATAAAGCGGTTGCAGAAGAAAGGAATAGAGGAGGAACAGATCCGTATCAAGGTGGCAAGCCAACTTGGATTCATTAAACATGCAGATTGCATAAACTTACTAAAATCTTTAGGTATGGAAAAGTCATTAGGAAAAATCATCAACAAAAGGAGGATTAAGCCTCCATTCCCAGGAATGTGTCCCGACCAGAAAATTCACTTCACGTCAATTGTGAATAAATGTGAAACGGGGGGGGGGTAAACGTTAAAATCCTTTTAATCGACTACATTATTCAAGACTCCAAAATTGAGAAGAACACCATTACGGTGAATATTCCAGACTCTGACGGAAACAATCAGGAAATCACGAAGACGGTAGCCGGAAAAGTACTGGCATTCCGATTCAAGAAAATAATCAAGACTTTCGTGATGGGTGAAGAGGAGCGTTACGTGTTCGAGAAACAGAAGGATAAAGACGGAAACCCGACGGATAACGATGCAGAGTTCTACACTTTCACTGGCAGCAAGATCATGATTGACCAGGCACTGAATGATTTCACTCCTGCGGATCTGCCATGTCCTACTATTATACAGCAGTTCCAGGGCAAGGATGGTAAAACTTATACTAAATTCACATAGTTATGGAAAAGCATTCTGTTATCTACACAAGACGTCTTACTTTCGGAAAGTTTGACGCTGGTCACATCATCGGTTACCTCAAAGAGGAACAAGTATTGGATTATCTGCCTGAGGGTGCAGAGGAGCCTGTCACTGGCTACAAGTACACCGGCACAGAAAAGGACGGCGGTACCATTATGCCGTGCAACGACCCCACATCGTATCCGGAGGTGACGAACGCCATCATCCGCTCAGAGTACAGCGAGAGCGATGAGATGGCCATCCACCGCCATTATACAAATGATCCTAATGAGTATGCTGAGGAGTGGCAGGATTATAATGACTTCTGCGAGGCAGCAAAGGTCCTGGCCAAGGATTGGCTTGGCATAGAATAACCTGCTTAATCACTCTGCCATCACACTGCCATGCCGCCCATCAGCGACGTGGCAGTGTATTTTTATGCCCATTATCTATTTCTTACCTTTGCAGAAAAAGAAGCGTATGACATCGAATCAGAAAGACGTTACACAATATACGTGTGCAGTATTCTCATTGGTAGCAGGTATTGCACTCTGCTACATAAACTTCCTCATGCAGGGAGATGTCACAAACGGAGTGCTTGGCATGACAGGTATGTGTATGTCATTCTCCGGTGGAGTATTTGGATTTAGCATCTGGGTCAGAGGCAAGGTGACTGAGGTGAAAGACTATGTTGATGCGAGGATTAACAAATATGATAAAGAGAATGAGAATGATGACAACAAGCAACCAGGGAAAGAACCTGATTAAGGAGGCAGAAGGCCTCAGGCTGGATGCCTACCGCTGTCCGGCTGGTATTCCCACCATCGGATGGGGACATACAAAAGGCGTGAAGATGGGACAGCATATTACTCTCGCAGTGGCCGAAGACCTGTTGGTAGAGGATATCGCTCCCATCGAACGCCTGCTTAACGGCATGAAGATAAACTTCCGGCAGGAACAGTTCGACGCGCTCGTTAGCTGGATCTTCAACCTCGGAGAGGGGAAATTCAAGGGTTCCACGATGTATAAGCGCATTGTCGGGAATGCCAAGGACGAAGAGATTACCGACCAGATGGTCAAGTGGATCAACGCCGCAGGCCGTCCACTTCCGGGACTCATGAAGCGCCGCGTGGCAGAAGCCAACCTCTTCTTAGGTTACGAGAAATACAAAATTGCTAACATGATTATAGTCAAGGTGTGAAGAAAATTATTATTGCAGCAATTATCGGTATCGCCATCGTGGTGATGGCCAGATACGGACAGGAAGGTTACAAGAGTGAAATCAGGCAGCTGAAGCAGCAGCTGGCACATGCCCAGATCCATGTGCCCGTAGAGCGCGACACCGTCATGATTCATGACACGATCCGCGAGGTGGCCACGTCGCCGGTTATCATGGCTGAGCTCCGCGACCTGCGCCGCCAGCACCTCATCGATGAAGAGACCATCAAGGCCCTGGGACTGAAAATGAAACAGCTCGATGCCGTTCAGACCACGAGCCTCGAGACTAAAGATACTGCGCGAGCAGGCGTTGTTATAAATAGTAGTTTGTTTAGTTATGAAGACGAGTGGAGTCATCTGGAGTTCTCTCTCGACGACTCCACCTTTTACTACAACATCCGCGACTCGCTGGAAACTGTCGTCTACCACGAATACAAACACCGCTTCCTCTGGTGGCGCTGGGGCGTGAAAGGCTACTGGGTGAAGATCGTCAACTTCAACCCCAACGCACGCGTAGCATATAATAGGTATGTCAAGCCTGAGAAATAATCTCGGGCTTTTTTTTGATTTTGTCTAAATAAGGAATCCGAGAGATCATTTATGGTGGGGATTCTTGCAAATTTTTGGAAAAGTCCGTATCTTTGCAGACGGGATTTATGGCAGAAAAGAAAACATCATTCTAAGACAAACTTATGGCAACCGTGGCACTGACAAGTCAGGACTACTCTGATTTGCTGAGATACTTAGCCTTCGATCGTAGAAGGGTAGTGCTCAACAATACGCAGGTAAACAAATTGTTGTTTATGTGTTATGGTACTTATTATGCCAGGACTTCAAAGAGATTGTTTGAAGAAACGCCCAAGGCATGGCCTTTTGGTCCAGTCTTTCCGCGCGTTTACAAAACATTTGACCAGAAGTCTATGCCTATCAGCATAAAAGAGAACATTCCTCTTTTTAGCGAGAACCGAGAAGCTGTTAACATTTGTGTTTCTGTCATAGACAAGTACAGTCACGCCAGCGCCTATAATCTGAGCATGTGGTCACATAAAGAAGGGTCTCCATGGTACCAAACCGTTTACTCTGAGACTCCGATAGTTTGGAACAAAGAAATCAAGGATGAAATCATCAAAGAATACTTCGTCAAATACCCAGTCATCTCAGCAAGCTGACAGTTCTCTGGACATCTTGCAAGGGAAGAATTCAAGGAACGAAGACTTTATTCCTTGGAGCAATTTCTTTTATAAGATATGGTGGAATATTCGCAATCTCTTCTTAAACCCTTTCAGGGAGAAGAAGAAGGAATTGCAACTATTGGATCAGGTGAGCATCATTATCAGCGAGGGCGATCCGGTAAAGGTGGCTGAGACATGCGAAAAATATATTGCGCTGCATCGTATAGTGGAAAACACAAGAGCACGACGACGGCTCGAGAAATGGATAACGCGCCTGATAGTAAGTTATCTCGTCATTGTTTTTTTATTGGTGCTTTCTAATTCTTCATCATCCTGTCTTGCAGAAAGAGGACTTCCATACATCAAGATGGAATCAAGTATCGTTATCGCTCTTTTAACAACCACTACGGTCAATATTGTTGCATTAGGTATTATATTGGTAAGGGGACTTTTTCATGAGCATGAAAATAAGGACATGAACAAGGAGAATCCTTCCAAAGCAGAATCTTAGAATGAGTCTAAAAAAGACTGATAACATAAAAATTTTCACGGAATCGCTTGGCGGTTCCGTTTTTTCTTCCTATCTTTGCATCGTTCAAACTTAATAGCGACAGGAAGTCGCTGCCTCAGGGTGGCTATTTTTATGTCCGTACTTTATTGGTAAAAGATATCGCAGCAACCGCGTCGTGGATACGGAAACGCCCACGGAGTTTTGCTATTAAGACTTGAACAGCGCGTAGTGCTGCATTTTTATTGTTCAAAAATTAATAGTTATGGAAACAAAGAATTATTTCGAGAGAGAGAACCTGACGGATCAGCAGCTGTTCTGCCAGCTCCAGGTGTCTAAGAAGTTCCGCAAGTCGATGGACGCAAAGGAAGCCTATCTGCTGACGTGGATGGTGGAGAACGCGGTACACCGCTCCGCTACACAGAAAGAGGTGAAGGTCCTCGTCGACCGCATCTATCAGCAGGTGTGTGCCATGAACGCATGCCGCTCCATGGGGCCGTACCTGGTGTTCAGCTACAGTCCGCTGACCAGCGACGAGTCCGGATTCATCCGCATCGAGCGCACCAGCGGGCGCCACCAGTCGGTACTGTTGCCCATCATCGACTACCGAGGCGCGGTGAAAATGCAGGAATAGGGATTTTCCCTTGCAGGATTCAGGAATTAGTATTAACTTTGCACCAAAAGAAAGGGATTGAGTTATGTTTTTCTTAGGATCATTCAGCATTATATTTGCCTTGGTGTTTGTCATCGCGATTCTGGGAATGGCAGCCTTATACCTTCTGAAGGGCACCATCGGTTTGGCTAGTGCCACCTGTATAGGCTTTGCCAGGGTGTTTAGGTTCATGAAGAAACTTGTACTTGGCCAGAAAGATGATCAGTGCCTCTCTGCTACGGATTCCCTCAAGCTAACGGTATTCCTTTTAGTGTTCTACATTGTCGTATTAGTCTTAGTTGCCAACATCTCATAGTATTTTTACGGTTGGGGCTTTAGCGGTATATTTGCAGTATAATTGCAATTATACCGTTTTTTTATGGCAAAGACAGAAAGATACGAGACCGTCATTCGGCTCAACACTGAGCAGGCAAAGAAAGAGATCGACACACTTGAGAAGAAGATTGCCGACCTGAGAAAGAAACAGTCGTCATACGCCCCGGACTCCAAGCAGTTCAAGAACCTGGAAAAGGAGATTGACAAGACCAAGTCGAAGCTTGACATGATGAAGAACCGCGTGGAAAGCGTCAATGACGCTCTCAGAGGCATGTCTGATGCAAAACCGAAGCAGCTGAGGGATACCATCAGGGATATCAACACCCTTCTCAATAGCGGTGATATAGAGCGTGGTAGCGAGAACTGGAAGGCTTTGACAGCCGCACTGAAGGAGGCCAACACGGAACTAACCAAGATTAAGAATGAGTCCAAGGCCTCACAGCCGATAATGGGCAAATTCTTCAAGTTCCTCAACGACAGCTGGGGTGGCATACTCATTCTCGTGCAGAGCATCTCCGGTGTTACCATGACCATCCGCAAGTCGGTAGAGGACTACGCCAAGATGGAGGAGGAAATGGCCGACGTGCGCAAGTATACTGGGCTGACCGCTGATCAGGTGCGCGAGCTGAACGAGGAACTGAAGAAGATGGACACCCGGACGCCTCGTGAGCAGCTGAACCAGCTGGCAGGCAGTGCCGGACGTCTGGGCCTGCAGGCAAAGAAAGATATCCTGGAATTCGTGGAAGCTGCCGACATGATAGGCGTAGCCCTGGGCGATGACCTGGGAGACGGTGCCGTGGACAAGATAGGCAAATTGGCCATGGCCTTCGGCGAGGATGAGAAGAAAGGCCTGAAAGCCGCCATGCTCTCCACTGGTTCCGCTCTGAACGAGCTGGCACAGAACTCCAGTGCTCAGGCAGGCTATCTCGTGGAGTTTACGGCCCGCGTGGCAGGCTTCGGCAAGCAGCTGGGACTGACGCAGGCGCAGATTATGGGTTTTGGCACGGTGATGGATGAGAACCTTCTGAAAGATGAAATGGCGGCCACCGCCTTCGGAAACATGCTGACCAAGATGCAGACCGACACCGAGAAGTTTGCGCGTATAGCAGGCATGGACGTGAAGGCCTTCACTAAACTGCTGAATGAGGATGCCAATGCCGCCATCCTCGCATTGGCTGAAAATCTGAAGAAGGCTGACCCGCAGAACATGATGAAGATGCTCGACGACATGGGGCTTGACGGATCGCGTGCCGTGGGCGTCCTGTCCACTTTGGCCGATAAGATTGACGACGTGCGGCGCCATCAGGAACGCGCCACCGAGGCTTACGAGAAAGCCATGAGCGTACAGGGCGAGTTCAACACCATGAATACCACGGTACAGGCAGAGATAGAGAAAGCCAAGAAACGTTTCCACGAGCTCTCTGTAGAACTCGGCGAGAAACTGCTTCCTGTAGTGAAATACACCATCACCAGCGGTTCGCTTCTAGTGAAGGCCCTCAGCGTGATAGCTGGTGTTGTGACACGTAACTTCGGACTGATATCCCGACTTGCCGTTCTCATCGGAGGCTATACGGCGGCAGTCCAAATTGCCACCAATGCCACAAAGATATGGAGTGTTGCCACAAAGGCCACTCCATGGGGGCTGGCTGCCGCAGGCCTGGCTCTGGTGATTACGGCCATCGACAAATACAAGACCAACATGGCCGAGGCTAGGAAGAAAGCCGAGGAACTGAATATGACAGAGGCTAATGCTGTCACACAGTACTCTGAGGAGGCCCGTAAAATCAAGACGCTTGACAAAATCATGCGCGATGAGACCGTCAGCATCGACCAGCGACGTAAGGCTTTGGAAAAGTTAAAAGCAATCATTCCTGACTACAATGGAATGCTTGACGAGGAGGGCCGTCTGACACGCGACAACAAGAAGGCTATCGATGACTATCTTGTGTCACTCGAGAAGCAAATCCGGCTGAAGGCATACAAAGACAAACTGGAGGAGCTGTATAAGCGTCAAGGTGAGCAGGAGGATGCACAGCGTGAGGCCTCAGATAAGTATTGGAACACCAGACAGTCTAACACGCTTCAGGGACAAAGAAACAGCCTGTCAGGAAAACTCATGGACTTCCTCGGTATCGGTGAGGAAGCTGGGCTGAAACGTACACTCGATAAGGCCGACAGGGAACTGGCCGACACCAACGATAAGATAGAAACCCTGAAGAAAAAGATATCTGACGTCGGTGAATTAGCAGACAAAGAGGTCAAAAAGTCTGAAGGGGATGGAAACGATCCCGGAGGCACAACCCCATACATTTCCGATGCCGATCGTAAGAAACAGGAGGCCGAGGCAAAAAAGGCGAATGCTGAGAAATTAGAGCAGATGCGCGAGGCCGACAAGGAGGCAAAGGCCATCATGGACAACCGGCTGGCAGAAAACATGCTGAACTATCAGGCCGGTCTTCAGGACTACCGCCAGTTTATGGCCAATCAGGAAAGGATTCAGAGGGAAGGTCTGCAGGCACGCCGTGATGCTTGGGACGAAGATACGGCAGAGTATGCAAAATACCAGAAGCAGCTAGCAGCCCTGCAGCTGAATGGTGACCAGGAACGCACACGCCAGACTGTAGCGGCAATAGATCGCGACCATAAAATCATGAGGGAATGGCTGAAGAGCCGTTTTGACGATCAAAACAGTGAGTACTATCAGAATGAGGTTGCCTTGAACGAGGCATTATACGAACAGGATATTGAGTTCCTGAGAGAAAAAGCCAAGCTCTACCGTAAAGGATCCTTGGAGCGTATGCAGATAGAGTGGGAGATACAGGACAGAGAGGATCTGCATCAGCTGGAACAGCAGCGCACCTTCCAGCAGATGGTTGACGACCTGAAGACATCCTATCTGCAGCAGGGCAATGCCAAGCGTGAGCAGCTGGAGCTGAATGCGCTGGAGACGCTAAACAAGCAGAAACTGCTGACGGAAGAGGAATACCAGCGTGCCAGGCTGGCCATCCAAGCACAGTATGCACAGGCACAGACGCCTGACGAGAAGACGGCAGCTGCTGGAGCCGACATGCTGAAGGTGGCTCAGACTTCTGCTGCCAAGGATGCCGGTACTGGTACCAGCACACCCATCTATGGTACCATATCGATGTATGTGGCCACCATGGATAAGCTGAAGGAACTGTATGGTCAGGATGAGAAAAACCACGAGGCTTATCTTGCTGCAAAGCAGCAGGCCACGGCGCAGTTCTGCCAGCAGCTGGCCAGCGAGTTCCAGGCGGCCTATCAGACCATCGGAAACCTGATGTCTGCTGCATCGTCATACTATGGTGCACAGTCTGACTACGAGGTGGCCATGACCAAGAAAAAGTATGAGAAGCAGATAGAGGCCGCTGGCAATAACCAGAAGAAAGTCAAGAAACTGCAGGAACAGCAGGCCAAAGAAGAGGCGGCCATCAAGACGAAGTACAACAATAGGCAAGTGAAGATCCAGATTGCCCAGGCACTGGCTCAGACGGCTACCAATGCCTTGAATGCCTATGGTTCTGCAGCAGCTATTCCTGTAGTCGGATATATCCTAGCACCTATCGCTGCAGCAATGGCCGTCGCTGCCGGTATGCTGCAGGTGGCTACCATCAAGAAACAGGCCGAAGCCCAGCAAGCCGGATACTACGAAGGTGGTTTTACAGGTGGCAAGCGATATCGCAAGGAAGCAGGCATAGTCCATGAGGGTGAGTTTGTGGCCAACCATCAGGCCGTCAATAATCCCAATGTCCTGCCATTCCTGAACTTCTTAGATCAGGCACAGCGCAACAATACCGTCGGAAGCCTGACAGCTCAGGACGTGTCGCGCTCCATGGGCGCTGCTGGTACCACGCAGATGATTACGCCCATTGTCAATGTCAATACAGACAATGAGGAGCTTCGTGATGCCGTGGATGGTCAGCGTGAAGCAACACAACTGCTCGTACAGAGGCTGGACGATGGGATTCAGGCATTTGCCGTTATAGACGGGCCAAACGGACTTTATCAAGCTTTAAAGAGATTCGAGAGACTCATCAGTAAGAAATAGTATTTATGACAGAAGTATATATTAACCAACAGAGAGCATTCTTCAAAGAGGATACAAATCTGAAGCTTACAATTGAGAACACTTTCTTCGAGGATGCAGGAAGCTATACACTCGACGTGGTATTCCCACTTACCATCGAGCAGAACAGGAGGGTGTTTGGTGCCATTAACCGCATAGACGTGTCAAAGCGGTACCAAACTTTCGATGCAATGATAGTGGTGGACTCAAAGCTGGTGTTCAAAGGAACGGCAAAGATTACGAATATAAACGATTCAGAAGTCAAGCTGCAGCTCCTGTCCGGCAACAGCCATGTAAAATTCTGGATAAAGGCTCAGAAAATGTACATCGATGACCTGGCATACGAGTACACAGATAACAGGACGTCATTTGACCACTATGTCAACAATGATGCTTTTGGTTCTATGTCGATATTCTTAGCTGGTACTTTCCCGGGGAAAAAGGGCTTGTTCTGTTATGTCCCCATCCTTGACGAGAATGGTGGAGACGAAGGCTCATCACGGTCAAACGGCCTTCTAAATGAACACTTCCTTATGATAAACAATGACGAATGGAACGTCATCATACGAGGCTACGAAGTTGATCATGAGCCTGTGTACATAGAGATGACACGAAACAGTATATGCCCGAATCTGATGTTTGTATTCAGGTGGATTGTCGGACATCTGGGATATACCATCAGGAGGAACGACAGGGACAGTGTGTTCCTGAACTCCATATATATTGCTACGGCAAGGCGTACGACTGTTGCCAGCAACAACTACAACATGAAAAGCAGCTCAGAGGAAAAGGCTATGGGCAAGGCTTTGCCGCATTGGACTGTGGAGGAATTCATCAAACAGCTGCAGAACTTCCTCAATGCGACTATCATTTTCGACGACCTTACAGGAACCGTCGATATTATCAGCGATACATTCACTGATGGCGTCATAGACATCACCGACTCGGTGGAGGATGAATACGAGGTGGAGGTGATAGATGACGAAGACGTGGAAGCAAATCTCTATGACTCCAATGTGAACTATAAGGAGGGTGCCAGCGACTACCACGACATCGATATGGTGGATAGTGAAGTCATCAAGACCTTCACAGAGGTCAAGTGTACCTATGACCAGTTCCTGGCACAATGGGGCGAAATGTCAGATTCTGACAAAAAAATCACCATTTGGACAACGGAGAAGGGGCAGTACTGTGCGAAGATTAATGTCGACGAACAAGGCAACGAGACGCTGGAGAGAATACGCTTCAACCATTTCGGCGGCATAGTCAGAAATACGGCGAATGACAACGATATTGAGCTGAAGATTTCGCCAGTGGCCACTACGAAGGAAATCGACATGCACATCTATACATATTATACAACACAAAATGGCGCAAGAATATACATGGGTGACCCTAAGGCAACCTGTAAGCAGACTGTCCTCTGCCTACAGAACCAGTATGAGGCAGCCAACAAATCAACTGTTTGGGATGCTATAAATGGAGAGCATGCAGAAGAGTCACCAAAGGAGGATATCATGCAGGTGTTCCTGATGGATGACAAGGCCATCCCGAGTGGTTACTACCATCTGACGTTCCAGACACCGTTTACGCATTGTAACTATAACCTTCCAAATAATTCCGTCATTCATAGCGACTGGTCGCTTTCTCTGGCCAATGACAACACATCCCACAACATCGGTAAGCTGCACATTACTGCCAGGACACAGAACCGTAATGCGGAACACCGCATCAAGTTCCTTGCTGATAAGATACCGTCTGTTTATTCCATCTTCATTGTCAGGAACAAACGCTATGCTTGTAAAAAACTCGAAGTACAATTCGATGCCAGAGGTATGAACAAAGAAATCAACGGCTATTTTGAAGAGATATTATAGGCTACCGTCGAAGGTTTTGACTTCATCCGGTACCTGTTTCTCTTTTTTAAGATACCTGTTGGTTACGGCCACATCGGAGTGGCCGGCCTGGTCACGAGCTATGACGACACCTTTGGCATTGGCAAGGTCGCGGATGCCGGAATCCTTCAGGGAGTAGAACTGGTAGCTGGAAGGCCATCGCAAAGCCTTGCGCATCTTTCCCCATTCGTAGCGGAAAGAGTTCAGGAAGGTCATTTCAGGACCAGGCTTCAGGCCTTCACCGAAAATATAGTATTGTGATGGTGAATCGAAGGTTTTGAGGGCTAGCATCAGATCAAGGACCTTCATGTTCAGGCCAACCTGACGCTCCTTGTGGTTTTTAGCAACTTCCGCAGGAACGGTTACTTCCCTGTCTGCAATCGATATGTTACCAATCTTCAGGTGTCGCAATTCATCCGGACGGATGAGAGTATAGTATTCCATCATGCAGGCGAGAAGGAAATGTTTGTTATTATTATTAAGGTATTCGCGCATGCGTGCGAGAGCTGTCTTTGGCAGTGCATCACGTTTCTTTTCACTTTCACGGAGCATGTGCACGTCTTCAACAGGATTCCTGCTGATGTACTTTCGCTCCACCAGCCATGTACCAACGGTTGACAGCCACGTGCGGTAATTATTGCGCGTCGTGGCAGAGACATCCTTATCCATAATAAGGTAGTCCAGGAAATCTGTGACAAAGCTGCGATCGAACTGATAAATGAAGCTGATATGCAAATGACATTCGCTGATGTACGTCTCCAACGTTCCGACTCTGGATAAATAGTCATAGGCAGTCTTATGCTTCAATGTACCCTTGGCCTCCATGGAGGAGATATAGTCGCGGTATTTCTTCAGCACATCGTCGAACGCCGTCAGGTGCCTGGTGCTGTCGCTGGCAACGAACGGGTTCCATCCCTTTATCAGCCTGTGGGTGATACTGGTGATGAGGAGTGAGGCCATCATCCTGCGTTCGCCGACAGTCTTACATCTGTCGAGCATGTATTTCTTCCTTTTCATCCGCTCAGAAACGGGATCCCATGCGAAGAAATCAACATACCAGCTCTTACCAGTATGAAGTTGGGGTAGTGTGTATCCCACTAGCGCTGCACCTGATAGAAATTCACCTATGGGCATTTTTTTTGTTGGCGAAAATCCAGAGGATCCGCCAACAGGTTCAACAATTGTGTCCGAGTTGTGTCCGAGTTCAGTCCCGGAGGATATGAAAAAAGTCCCATCATCAGGGACTTTATCATTTACTTTAGTTGCGGAGGCAGGATGGCTGTAATGCCTTTGTAGAGTGGTGTTTCCGACGTTTCATGAAAAACACGTTATTTAGTGTCCGAGTTGTGTCCGAGTTTTAAAGCCAAGTCGAGACGTGCACCGAGTTCATCTTTGACTTTTTTTAGGTCTAAAATTCTTTCATCTTTTTCCTTAATCAGCATTCTCAGGGCTTTATTTTCTGCTTGTAGCGACTTTACATCCTGATTCACGACGGAGGAATTTATGATGTTTTGATTTCCGACAATAAACGGAGATGCCCCTATTTTGTCCGAGCCGCCAAAGAAGTCATCCAGAGATATGTCCAGGATGTTACATACCTTCATGGCGGTTTCTATAGTCGTATTTGGACGCCTCAGGAAATCGTTAATTGTTCTGTGGGTATCCTCTCCCCACATAAGAATAGCAAACTGTCGCTCAGTCATGCCACGCGATGCAATGGCTTTTCTGAGAAATTCGAGATTGACATTGACACATTCGTACCTCATGTTACACATATTTGTGTTAAATCCTCTTAAAGACGGAAAGATTTTTCCGTCATTATTAGGATTATTCCGTTTTTAATATTAATTTTGCCACAAAATTAAATATTTAATCCGAAATAAACAAGAAAATTATGGCAGAAAATCAGAGCATTGACGTGAGGGTTTATTACCAGTCACTATCGAAAAAGGACAAAGGAAAGTTTCTTCGGTACCTTACTCAGAGGTACGAATATCCGACCGCCACAATGAGCGGGAAACTCAGAGAGAACAACGTCAGCGAATTGCGCCGCGATGAGTTGGAGAACATCACCAAGACCATAGAGACAGGCGTATGGAGGCAGTAGAGTTCAGGGTATCTCCAGACGGCAAGGTTTACTACAAACAAGGTAAAGCTGAGGAAAAGCGGCTTACCAGGTTCAGCACAGGTATCTGTTTGGAGATGCTGGGTATTATCAACGAGAGGTTCCCTGGAGCATGGGCAAGGCTTCGCTTGTTATACAAGCCAAAGAACAATTCTTCTGCAGCTAAGGATGTAGCCGCATTCTCTATAATTGAGCGCTTTATCCGCTGCAACTTTGGGGAGCATGATTTGCTTACTCCAGATATCGAGAGGGACATCCTCCATTTTGAGGAAGTCCGCTGTCCTCTTAGGGGAATATGCCAGGATGAAAATATCATCTGTAAACCTCAGAGTCTATACAGGTTAACGCCTGCAGAAAAGGAAGTCGCCAAACTGTACCTGAGGGGTGACACATTCGATATGATTGCAAGAGAGCTGGGGAAATCTCCATCTACAGTGAAGCAGCAGCTTTGGAAACTGAAGAAGAAACTTGGTGCCAAGAACTGCAGGGAGATCAT